CCACGAGCCGGGTCAAAAATCACCTCAAGGTCTCTTAAAATAACATCGTAAGTTGTTTCAGCATCTGTACGTGTTGTAAAATAACCTTTATCCTCAGTATATGATACTTGAGCGGAAGCTCCAGTAATCTGAGACTGTGAGTTTTTGATAATGTGACCAACAATACCATCGGTATAGTTGATACCACTTTGACTTGCGGAGTTTCCAAAAAGCATTGCTCTTTCGATGTCCACCTTATGTTCGCGAAGCTTCAAATTCCAAATTCTGTCCCACTCACTAGCATAGCCGCGGTAAACCGTAGCCCTTGCAGTATTAGTAAGTTCACAGGCTGTCTTAAATATTTGACAATACCCATTACCATTTTCTAATTCACGAGACCAAGAATCTGGGGAACCTGAACCCTCTTCAAATGCACTTCCAATGACTGTACACTTTTCACCATCAACAACAGCAGTAGTACTGCCAGTTGCTGCGGAAATTGTACGACCAGTAAAGGTAGTTTCAGTGCTACCAGCGACAGGAGCAGACTCAACGCGGACAATAACTGTCTCGGGTTTGTTGTCTGATGAATCCTTTTCGCCAACTGCAAATACCATACCTTTAATAATCCAATCAGGAGCTGCGCCTGCACCGTCATCAACGGTGTAGGTTAACGTGCTACCTGCGGCTGGAACAGTATGAGATGCATCAAGTGCAAATGTTCTGTCCGCCATTTGGATTTTATTCCGGTCTTTTAACCATCGGAACTGCGGGTCGTCCGTTGGAACTTTAGCAACCTTAGATAGGTAAACGAAAAACGGAGACTCATCAGGGGCTAAATCAGCAATTCTATCACTGAAATTATATAGTCGCCTTGATGGTATTACGCTGTCAATTACCGCACCGGGGTCACCAAACTTTAACGGGCCGGGATTATTATATGTTGCCATATTATATATCCTTCCTCAGTTTATTGTTTAAAGTATGCTATTACGACTACCAGCATTTACAATGTTATCCCATACCTTATTTTCTTCAGATTTGGGAGAACTTGGAGAACCTCCTTGGAGGACTCCAGCTGTACGTGGCTGGTTTTGAGCGGCTCTCACCGCTTGTGCCGTTTCAGGGGCGTTACCTTTTTTATTAACGTCCCTATATAGCTTTACCAGATTCGATAAGCCAACCTGCTCTTTAGGCTGTGTAACAAAACCCATAAACTCTTGAACATCATTGTCCGAAAACTTATATGTGTTACGCAACTCATTCACAGTATTGTTGTACGTTATCTCCTCTGTCATCTGTCGTTTCTGCTCACCCAACGCATTGTTCACCACATTATTCATCATCTGAACATCTTGGTTCACTCTGAATTTAAATGAGGGTGATTCTGCATTATAGTAAGCATCCCAAGGGTTAAAATCCTCAGCAGGTAAACCTTGCTGGGCTTCTTGCTGCGGCTGTTGTTGTGGTTGTCCATTTATGTTTTTCTGTAAGACGTCAACGAGGTCAGGTCTTGATTCTAACAAGTCACCAAGAGGTTCAAGCCTTCTAAGCTTTTCATTCTCTGCTTGGGTTCTGTCATACATTGACTGGAACTTGCGGGCTTCGACTTCCCACTCATTCTCTGGAATCACTTCCTGCTGTACCTCAACTTCTGGAGCTGAAAAATCAACCGTCTCTTGCGATTCGGGAGATTCTACATATTCTCCATCCGTTTCCGTTCTTACTTCTCCAACTATATCTGGGCCACCGTCAACTAAACCGTCAGCTACGGGTAGGGCCTCTGTCTGTGTATTGTCCATAATGTCTCCTTTAGATGTCTCTAAGCTTTTGGAGTAGAACTAGCATCTGCTCGCACATTTGCTAATTTCTCCGCTTCGAGCTTCACCTTTGTTTGTAGATTGTTTAACTGAACTCTTCTGTCAGCTTTGGCGTCTGATGCAACGTCTGCGAGTCGAGATTTAAACTTCTCAACCTCAACCCGTTTTCTATCGTGCACAGACTCCCTTTGGGCAGTCTGGAGGTCTCCCTCCAAATTCTTTATTTGCTCTTCCATAGCCTGAACCTGCTGCATGAGTTGATTCTTCTCATCGGTTCGGCGTAGGATAGCTTCTTTATCAAATATTTCTGGGTTCTTTTTCAACACTTCCACCTTATCTACGATACCCATTTGAAACGCTTCCATGTAAACACCAAGCTCTGCCCACTTATTAGTTGGCAATGTAGAACCCGGTTCAATGCGTATGTCGTGTTGTCCTAAATTATGTCGTTCTTTTTTAATATCTAAGATGGCGCCTGTCTTATCATCGTAATAATTGACCATCGCTTCGGTCATGTCGTTATTGGCACTATTTAAACGGAACATCTTTTTATAAGTATAATGACCTTTAGATAAATTATATAACACTTGTCCCAGCCTATTAATACTAAATTCAATATCTCTTAGTTTAGACTTGGGTCTTTCAGTTCCAAGGGCAATCATTCTCTCCGTACCCTTTACTGTCTCCGGTGCCTTCTCTGCAAAACCGTGCATCATCTCTGGCAGGCCAAAAGTAAAGTCAATATAAAACTCACACTGCTGAATCAGCTTATAGAACTCTCCAGCTAATGGCTGGGGTGCGGGGAAATGGGGCTCTCCCTGTGTGGAGTCTACTTCTATGACCGCATTGGGGTTAGCCCAATCTCTTTCTAACTGTCCTAAATCTTCCACGCTTCCTAAAGGTACCAATAGTTTTAATCCACCCGAGGCTTGGGCGTGGGAAAGAGCCAACGACCAAAGTTTATTAAGTAAGCGCTGCATTGGTCTGGCACGAGACACATCTGATTTTGGATAAGGGGTCTCTGTAAAAATATTTGGAAGAGGGACAACTGGATAATGGTCGGTATTTAATATTGATTCGTACAATACAACCTGACCAATAGAAGCACACACTTTAACGCGCGTTTGTTTAACTGGTATAACTTGGTATTGACTTGCCTCTACCTGCTCTCTGTTATTTTCTATAAATTCTTGATACTCCTCATCGCTAAAGATAACTTCTTCGCCAGTCTGCATATCAATCACACGGTAAAAATCAACCTTAACTTTATAGAATCTCTCTAAGATTTGGTATTTCTGTCTTTCAAAATAATCCAAATCCTGAGCTTCTGCTGGCGTAAAGACTTTCTTACTGTTGTTGTTCATTGCGCCGGGATAATCTTCTTCCATATAGGTCTCAAGGTCTTGTATGATACCCGTTTCTTTTTCGCCTGTTTCTGGATTTTCCTGTTCGCCTAATTCTGGGTAGAGGCTGACGACCTGTTCACCGGTGAGGATTGTAGAGAGGATAACACCTTCGGCATCATCAAACCACCTGTTTCGAGTATTCGGAGAGACGTATACCCTGAATGGGTTGACATAAGTGAACTTGACATCGCCCCTACCGAAATCTGATTCCGGGTCTATATAGCTATATAAGTAACCCATACCGGTAGTAGCATAATCGTGAATTGCCTGTCTTAACTGCCAGTCTCCATTGGAGTTCCCCCAAACATATCCCATGATGGTTCTCCACACAGATGCTACTTTCACATCAGAGTCTTCTCTGGGTGTCATGGTAAACGCAGGTGGTCTGGCTGTTAATACTGCTTTAAATTTTTCAATAGCTGGGCCAACCCTATCCATAGGGACGTCAGCTTGATTGCGAGATTGTAGCTCATCTACCTCTTCGCTGGTAAAATGATTGCCATGATAGAAGTCAATGTCGTATCTGGCTTCCGTATCCCAATCGGTACGGGCATTACGCCAGCGACGGTATAAATCTTGGTTGTATTCGGCTCTTTTGTCTTTATCTAATACCACTAATCATCCTCATTGGTTAGTCGTTGCACTAAAGCCCTGTTAATCAAACCTTTAACCTGTGGGTTTAAAGTTTGAGGCGCTATCCCTTTTCTATACAATAAGGCTCCCTGTTTACGAGATAAAGGAGTTTCCATTCCGAAGGATGCTAAATAAGCAGTAGAAAGCTTTGGAACCTGTTCTACTTCTTCTTGGTAGAACGGGTGAGCTAAACTTGATTCATCAAAAGGCTTAGCTAAAGGTATCTTTTGAATATACGTATCAGGCTGTAATGGTTTTATTCTCCTATCTGAACGAATTGAACCCATAAGAGCACCCGGCTCTGCTTGGCTCGCTAATGGGAAATAACCCCCGGGTGACTCACCACCAGCCGCTTCGCCATACCTTCTTTCAAGTGGCTGGCCTTCTCCAACAAGCCCACCCTGCTGATACATTACAGGGCCACCCTGCTGCATCTTTTTACGACCATATGTAGGCATATGGGATTTTTTCATTTTCCCCAATAGACGTAAAGAATCTTCCTCAAAGTTAAGACTGTCGCCACTAAAGGGATTAATGCTTTGATTAACATCACGCATCATTATCTGTTTCAGTACACTATCTATACCGGCGGGGGCGGGAGGGCCAACAAACTGACTTTTACGCAATTCTTCCTCAGAGGGCATATTATATACTTGTGGTCTATTTATAACATCAAGTATTGTATTTACCATTGCTTCATTAGGCGTCCCCGGAAGGAATGACATCGTTCCTTGCGCTTCTTTAAAAAGCATATCCTGATATGGTGATGCAGTGACAATAGAGCTATCTTGTGGGTCTATATAAGCATCACGAATCTCTTGCTGTTTGCGAGGCTGTATCTGTCCACCTTGCTGGTATTGATTAATTGGGCCACCTTGTTGTTGTTCTTTTCCTTTAAACAGTCCACCAAGAAGTTCAACAATATTACTAGGTTGGGATTGTCTTTTTTTAATTAACCCTTCAGCCGCAGCTAATGGAGCTAAGTTTCTTGTATCCGATAGATAGTCATGTATAGCTAAGTCATACCTTTCGCCGGGTGTTGCATATAATCGTTCTGTTTCTGCATGGGGAAGAGTAGCCTCTAACGCATAGCCAGAAGAACCGTCTGGAGTTTTTACGCGCACTTGCGCTTCACCAGCTAAACCATATGGATTTAATTCCCTTCTTAAATTTGCAGCTTCTTTTTTCAACCCCCTTTTTAACATCATGTCATTAATCATGCCAATTGCGCCATGAAACCTCTTTGTCTCACCTTTAAAATCTGGCGCTCGAAATCCTTTAGCACTCACTACTGCTTCAGGCACGCTTATTTGGTAAGGGTCTTCACCTAACTTCCTTGTTGTTCCAGTTCTCCAATCTACACCGCCCCTTCTTATTGTCCCTTCAGGTTGTTCCCCCCTAAAAAATCCCCTCTCATCTGTTAAAATATCTTCTAACCATGATTTGTCAGAAACCACTCCACCAGTTTGATACATAGGTGATTTAGGCTGGGTAATACCATTTTGCATAGAGGCGGAAGCTATTAAAGCATCCATAGCCGTATTGCCATTCTGCATTTCCTGCATGGCACGGCCTTCATTGGTAATTTGTTTTAAAACGGGTAAATAGTCAGGAACGGCTTCTTTGGGTATTATCCATTCGCCGCCTTCGAGTTCAACGGGTTGTTCGCCGGCAACTACGCCAGCAACACCGCCTTGTGCGTGAGAAGCCCCCCGTACTAAACCGTAACTGGGGAACCTGCTTTTTCTTTTAGCCAT